CGCATTGGTGCTGATCGCGCTCTCGGCCGACGAGACGCGCGTCGTCAGGCTGGAGATGTTGCCATTTGCCGTGCTGATCGCGGTCGCGTTGGTGCTGATGTTCGCGTTGGCGGTGGCGAGGCTGGTCGACAGGGTCGAGATCTGGCCGGCTTGCGTTTGCGTAACCGACAGCACGGACAGGATCGAGGCAGCATTGCCCGATGGGGTATAGGGCAAGCCCTGGGCAGCTGAAGCGGTCGTGCGCCGGATCTGCGGGCGGCAAAATGCAGCGAAACTGTTGCTGCCGCTCGTGGTGCCGAACTTGCGAAAGATCAGAGTGGCTGCAACCGCATTGGCCGGCGCCTGCTGCGTCTTGAAGACATATCGGCCCCAAAGCGACAGGTTGGTGCCGCCGCCGCCAGGGGAATAGGTGCCGGGAGATTCGGCGGTGCCCGTGCTGCCATCGGCAAGCTTCCACTGCAGATATACCTGCACCAGGCACCGGTGTGCCAGGCACCAGACGGAGACATCGAAGATGCTGTTGGGCTCAAGCGGAATGCCGGGCTGATTCCACTCCGCATAGCCCGTTGCGGTGGCATCGGTCTGCTGGATGGTCAGGGCATTTATGCCGGAAACCAGATAGGCCGCCGGCATACCATTGAGCGCGAAGATGACCCCCGACTGGTTGGTGTAGGTGGACCATCCATCGCTCGACGGCGAAATCTCGCTGTTCTGCAGCAGATTGCCAGACGCGGTCGTCACGAGCGTCGAAAGGCTGGCCGTCGATCCCTGCAGGCTGGTGATCGCTGTCTGCTGGGTCGAAATTGTCGCCTCGGCGGTGCCGACGCGGGTCGTGAGGCTTGCCAGGTTGGTGTTGGTCGTGCTGATCGCCGTCGCGTTCGCACTGATTGCCGCGTTCGCTGCGCTGATCTGGTTGCTGTGCGTGGAGATCGTCCCGCCCTGGGCGGCGACCGTGGTTTCCAGGCTGCCCAGATCGGCGCTGATCGAGCCGACCTCGCTCTGCAAGCTGGAGAGGTTTCCACTGACGGTGCCGACCTGGCTCTGCAGTGAGGCAAGATCGGTGCCGACGGTGCCGACCTGGTTCTGCAAGCTCGACAGATTGCCGGCAACCGTCCCCACCTCGCTCTGCAGCGACGCCAGATCAGTGGTTACGGTGCCGACCTGGACGGCAAGCGTGTCGAGGCTTGTGTCGATGGTGCCGATCTGCGCGATCAGCTCCGAGAGGTCAGCCGAAACGCTCGACTGGATCGCGGCGATCTGCGCCTGGGCGGCGGCGATATTGGCCTGTGCAGCCGCCGTATCCTGCTCCAGCTGCTCCAGTTGATCCTGCTGCTGCCCGATGGTATCGGAAATGTCGGAGATGATGCCGGCGCCCGTCGTCGCCGCCGCAAGGATCGTGAACTCGCCATCGATCTGTTCGACGCGATAGCCCACGCGGACCTGATATGCCGTCTCGCTTTGCAGCGGTGCGATGACATGCTGGACCGGCTCGTTTGCCGACAGGATCGCGGAGCGGGTCCAGGACGCATCTGCCGGCAGCTTATAGTCGATCAGCACCGCGTCCGCCGAGGGCATCTCGCTATTGCCGGTCACGACGATCGCGGGCAGGCCTTCACCGGTCACCGTACCGGCCGCCGCCCAGTTCGCCGCAGCAGGGGCTGGCGGCTTGAGATCCGGCGCGGTCAGGCTGAAGGGTGCCGGCGGCGTCGTGCTCTGGCCAAGGGCATAGGCATGCTTGGCATAGGTCTCGGTCTGGGCCGAAAACGCCACCTTGCCGGTCGACGGGTCGGGCGCGCGCCGCGTGATCAGAACGGGCTGATTGACCAGGCCCTCTTCCGGCACGTTGAGCAGAATGACGTCGCCCGTCTTCAGTCCGATCCATTCCGGACCGGTCGTGAAGTTGATCGGGCCGGCCTCCCGGCTGTTGACGATGTCATATGCCGCGAGCTGGCCCGGCTGCTTCGCCACCTGCCCCGAGAACACCTGCACCAGGGGATAGTCGATTTCCTTGGTACGCTGGCCCTTGTCGGCGGTCACATAGTCACTGACTGTAATCGCGGTACCGGAGATGACAGACCAGTCGCTAGCCTCGTCGACATAGCGCGGGATGACGCTGTTGAACCGGTCGCGCCGGCTCTTGGTCGCGGCGATCGACAGGCTGTCGAGCAGGTGCCGGCTCTCGATCGTCGCGATCGCCGTGCGGGGCGTCGAGACAAGGCAGCCGACCATGGCGCCGGTCTGGGTCGGGATCGCGCCGCCAGCCTGCAGGATCCGCTTGAGCGTGTCCCACTTGCTGTCCGTCGTCCATTCGACGCCGCCGACCCTCCAGCCATTGGCCTCGCAGACATTGGCGCATTCGACGAATTCGGCGACGCGGATATTAGCGACAGGCGCGCCGATGCCGCAGGTCCGCTTGCCGTTCTGCCAACGCCCAAGCGCCCAGGTCAGCGCATGCAGGCCCGGATTGTCCGACCAGACATAGGTCGATTCCACCAGTGCGCGGCAGGAACCCGAGCCGCCGGGATAGGTGCTGTCGAGACGAGGGTCATAGACCTTGACCCAATTGCCGATCCAAGCCGGCTCCGGCGCACCTGCACCGTACATCTCGCCCTGCTTGTTGTAGCGCAGGCACCACATGGCATGCGTGATGCCGGACAGCTTATGTGCGGTTGTCCAGCCCGGCGCCGAACCGCCGACCAGGGACAAGGCTAGGGCGCTGGTCTGCTGGCCGCCCAGATGGATCTTCTGCCCCTGATAATCATGATAGTCGCCGATGGCGTTGCCGCTGCTATCGAACGTGACGATCTCATTGTCGGCGGTAAACTTCTCGATGCCGCCGATCGCCCCGCCAATGCTGAGTAGCGCGCCAAACCACAGCAAATCGTTGAACTTGGTATAGCCCGGCCGCGTGTTGGTGTTGGCATAGATGCGCAGGCCCGACATCCGGGTGCGGCCCATGGCATAGGGCAGCCCCGACTGCGGGTTCGTGGTGAAGCTGGTTTGGCTGCCCTGCGACGACATGCCCGGTGCGGTCGCAGTCGAAATGGCTGTGAGGACGCCGGCGGCAAGCCCGCCATAGGTGCCGATCGCGGTCAGGGTTGCGGCGGAAACCCCAGCGATGCTCGCGACGCCGCCGATGCCGGGCGCAAGCAGCGGCGCGGCGGCGCCGGCGGTGGCCGCGACCAACGCGACCGCGCCGACAACCAGCGCCGCCTTGCGCATGAAGCCCGACATTAGAGCACGCTCCAGGCGAAGTCGGGTTTCAGGTCGACCGCGACCAGGCCCTGATCGAGATGATCCTCGTGGAAGCCGAGCACATGGCCATTGCTGGCGTAGATGCCGATCGCCGCGATCCCGTCATGGCCATCGGCAACCACGAGATCGCCCAGCAGCAGGCGTGAATAGGGGATGCGCGTCAGCCCGAGGCCGTCGAGCAGGTCGGGGATTGTGTCATAGCCCATGCGCACGATCGCGCGCTGCGCGCCGATCGCGCTCGAATAGCTGCCGGCTTTACTGATCGAGATTTTGAACCCCATCTTCTTGAGGTGGAAGGCGGCGACCTTGGCGCAGTCGACCTTGCCCCAAGCGAAGGGGCGCCCGCGGAATCGGGCCATGGTCGCCTCGATCGCGGTGTGGCGGATTTCGAGCGGCGTCATACGTTCTGGGTCTTCGTGTTGAGGGTGGCAGCCACGGCCGCAGAGAAACCAGATTTCACGCTGCTGCCCTTTGGAGGCTTGACGCCCCAGTAAAGATTGACGTCGGTGCCGGTCATGAATTCGAGGCCCAATTCGCCGGGCCAGATGGACTGGTGCCAGCCGTTGGAAGCGCGTTGACCTTCTTCGGTCTCGAACAGCCGCTCAAAGACGCTGACGATCGTGAACTCGACCGTGCGCGCGCCGCTTTCATCGATGCCGATCGTCGGCACGTCGATCTCGCCCAGAAACAGGATCTCCGGCGTGCCGATCACAGCGCCGGTGGAAGAATCGACCGCGCCGACCATGATGGTTGCGACGCTACCCTGCATGTTGGGATGAGACAGGACCGCCGTCGCGCTCACGTCAGGCGGCATCAGGGTGACGGTCACTTCCGGCGCGTTGTCGCCAATCTCTTCCGACAGGTCCGATATGCCGCCCAGCGTGCCAAAGGTCGCATCCAGGCCAGCATAGATCTCGCTACCGATCTGAAGCACCGCCGACCCGTCGAGCAGCCGCAGCGTATAGCCGGGCAGCTCGATCTTGATGGCGCCAAACAGCAGCGGCGCTGGCTGGGCCAGCGCGTTCTTCAGGCTTGCGTCCAATGCAATGTCCCCAAACGGCATCGGGCCGCCAATCAGGCAGCCCCAGCAGACAGAATCTCAGATATTGTTAGGCGGGCAGAACGCCGGCCAAAGACAGGCCAGAACCCGTCATGAAACAGCAGAGTGACAACAGCAGAGTGACTATGCCGATCACCATCATCCTGGTCCCAAGCACGAAACTGCGTCGTTCATCGTCACGTTCTTCGTCGATGGCACCGTTGGCAAGTGTGCGTTGATGGCGCCACATCTCATGCGCGGCTTGATTGTAGAAGTTCACCTGGGAAAGAAATGCAAAAAGGTGCGTGGTCAGGACAAGAGCAACGCCGAGCGCGAAGCAAGCAAAGGCTGCCCAAAGCAGCGTAGTGTCGAATTGCAGCTTTGCGTCCGACTTTCCCACTACATTCCCGATGAAAGTGAACAGGCCTACCAGAGCGCCGCCATTGGCCACCATCAACGCGGCCATCGCCTTTTCTGCAAAGGACATCTGATTGCGAAGGCGGTCGCCTATCTCAGCGCGGGCTGCCGCTAGGTCGAATTCAGCCTCGCTACGCTGCGCAGGGGTCAGAGGTTCGGTCATGTCTGTTCCATATCACGCGCTCTCGGCGATGGTGAAAGAAAAGGAAGCGAACCGGTCGACCGCGATCTGCCAAGACAACTCGTCGCCCGGCGACACCAGACCCTCGATCATAGGCTTGGCGATCTCGACAACATCATTCGTGATCAGGCTCGCGCGGATCATCGGCCAGATGCCAGCCTGCAGGGTGCCGCCCGCACCGACAGTGCCATCAGCCGAGAACATATGCATGTAACGTCGCGCACCACGGATGATCGACAGCATTTGGCCTTCCTTGACCGTATAGCCCGCAGCCATGCCCTTGAGAGGGATCGAGGTGCCGGCAGCGACTGCGGCGGAGATGAGCGGCGATCCGGGCACACCAGTGTCGAAATCTGGTTGCACCCATTCCATCCGCAGTCGATCTTCGCGCGCGCGAAGGAGGCGCGACTGGATGATCAGGGCTTTGTCGCGTGTGGGCATGGGGGGCAGGGTGACGCGAAGGCCGAAGCGGGTTCCCAACCGGTTAATCCGCTGTTCCGGGCCGCCGAGGAAAGGGGTGAGTATCGTGCCGAAATCTCGGAGATAGGGTTCCAATTTGTTCGGCACTGCCCACTCGGGCAAATCGATGACGGCCATTAGCGCCCCGGAATCCTGCGCCGCGCGCTCTTCGAGACACCGGTCTGCGCCATAGCGCTACCGCCGGCGGCGCCCCGTAGCGCAGCCCCGTCGGTCAAAGCCCCAATTTGCGACCAGAAGTCATCAGTGGTCATCACCCCCTGCATATAAATGTGGGTCGATCCTCCATCTCCACTGGCGCCGCCTCTGCGAACATTGACTGTCTCACCTGCCGTACCCCAGAACTGGACAAGATTGGTGTCGATGCCTGGCTTGCCGCCAATTTCGAAACTCCCTCCCGTCGCAAAGCCAGGGAGGCCAGAGAAAGCGTTAGAAATAGCATTACTGTTTACCACCAGACCGCTGGCCGATGCTGACGATGAAGCCCCGCCGAACGCTGATTTGATCGTGCCGAAGATTCCGCCGAGCAGGCCGCCGCTCTGACTGGACGATGCGCTACCCTGACCCAGAGCCTGCCGAAACAAGTTGAACAGCATGTCGGACAGATCATTCAGGGCCTGCTCCATACCCTTCGAAACCTGATCCTTCCACCAGTTGGAGGCAAAATCCTTCAGGTCGCCATCCATCGCGGCGCGCATGGCGCCCTTGAACGTGTCGCGCCATTGCCCTTGTTGCCGCGCGGTTTCTTCTTCGTCGAGTTCGCGACTGGCACGCTCCCGCGCCGCGCTCTCGCTGACCTTGCCTTCTCCGTCACGATAATATTGCTCGGAACGCTGGCTGAGTTGCGCGGCGCGGTTCGCCGCGCGTTGACGATCAGCACTATCGCTGCGAAGCCGGGATAGTTCAGCATCGCGGTCGAGCGCTTGAGAGCGCGCCAGCTTTGCAGCAGCGTCAGCACGCGCGATATCGACCTGGACAAGATCCTCCGCTGCACGCTTCTGTGCCGCCAGAAGATTTAGACCTTTGGCCTGCCAGAATGCGGTGCGCTCTTCGAGATAGGCCTTGTCGGATGCCAATCGCGCCATTTGCTCATCGCCGCGGATCTCTGCCAATTGCTGATCAAGAGTGTTTTCGGCGCGAGCGACCTCTCGAGCATCATATTCTGCCTCGGCGGCCTTTATCTCGGCGATATCCTTTTCTGCGGCCAGCTTGGCTGCACTGGCGCCCAAACCCGCATCCTCGTAATCTTTCTGACGCTGGAAGATGTCCATCTTGTCCTGAAGCCGCCGCATTTCGTCTTTGTCATCACGGGCGCGGGCTACAGCCATCTGTTGTTCAAGCTGCATTTGTTCGCGGCGATTTGCCAGATCCTGTGCGGACGGCCCCTTCGGGCCCTTGGTCTTTTTGTCGTCACCACCAAGGTCGAGGTCCACCGTTCCGAACTCGGGCGTGTTGATTGAACGGCTATAACCCTCCACGGTCTTCGCAATGGTTTCGAGCGTTTTAGCGCGTGAAAGGAGATCTGCCTCAGCCTGGTCGACGGCCTTGATGTTCGGCGCGACCTTGGGGCTAATCAGGTCGCCCCGCGCCCCCATCTTCACTTCTGATTTCGACTTGGACAGATTCGATTTTGCGCGCTCCAGCGAAGCGCGGGCGGCGATGACATCAGCCTTGGCAGTGGCCATAGCCTGAAGCTCGGCCGCCCGGTCGGCCTTCATCTTGTCGATCAGAGCCTTGCGAGCTGCGCCAGTCGCCGACACCAGTTGCAGTGTAGCGGCCTGCTGTTTTTCATAGGCCGCGCTTGCGCGATCCGCCGCCTGTTTGGCCGCGCCGTTCGCGGTCACTGTGCGCGTAGACCACAGAACGAGAAGTGTGAGAGCCGTAACGACAAGGCCGATCCAGCCTGCCCACACCGTCATCGCAAGGCCCACGGTCCGCAGCGCGACACTGACACCTGACAGCGCGATCGCGAGGCGCCCTAACAATGCCACCAGCGTGCCGATCGGATTGATCAGGCCGGCCAGGACCGCCCCGAACAGACCGAAGCCGCCGCGCAAAAGGATGATAGGTGCTAGGATCTTGCCGACGCCCATCAACGCCAGGATCATAGGCCCTACCGCGGCGGTCAGCCCCCAGATCGCTACGATCACTTGTCGAACGGCCAAGGGCAGCTGTGCAAACCAACGTGTAATACTGGTCAGCGCGTTCTGTACCGAAGTGAAGACGGCAAGGATGCCGGTTTCGCCCATGGCAATCTTGAGTTCGTTGAATGCGTCGCTCAACCGATTGGACGATTCCTCGACGCCTTGCAGCTGGATCACCAGCTTTTCGCCTGCATCTGTCTCCCCGATCGAACGCTGCAGATCATCAAAGGCTTGGCCGCCCAGCCGCATCAGGCCGATAGCCGTCCGCATGGCGTCAGCGCCGAAAATCTCGTTCAGAACGTTGGTGCGCGAACGGTCGGAAAGATTGCCGAGCTTTTCGCGCAGCATGTCGGATATCTCGGCAAGCCCCTTCATCTTGTCGGTCGCGTCATAGAAGTCGAGGCCCAGCTTCTCCATCATTGCCGCCGCCTCCTTAGACTTGGGCGTCAGCGTAGTGATGAACGTTTTGAAACTGGTGCCCGCGTCGGATCCGCTCCCAAACAGCGCGGCGGTACCAGCCAGTGCCGTATTAAAATCCTCGAAACTGACCCCCGCGGCGCCAGCTACACCGCCGCCCTGCGCGATCGCATCCTTGAAGTCGTTGAAGCCCAGCTTCGACGCATCAAGCGAGCCGGTCACCTGGTTGACTACCGCCTCCAAATCGGACGTCGATTTGTTGAACTGGGCCATCACGTCCGTGACCAGTGCCGCGGAGGAACCCAGCTCAGCCGCGTTGGCAGCGGCGAGACGCAAGGTCTGTTCAAGCCCGCCGCCCAAAATATCCCGCGCCGACATGCCGGCAAGCGCGAGAGTCTCGATGCCGTCCGCCGCCTCCTTCGCACCGCGTCCTACTTCAGGGCCAAGTTTGCGAGCAGCCTGCGAAAGCGCTTCGAGCTGGTCGCCACTGATGCCGCGCAGCGCGGCATGGACGTTGTTCATGGACTTCTCAAAAGCCCCTGCGCCGCGCTTCGTCACAACCGTCATCCCAGCGAACGACGCGCTAATCGTCGCCGTCATGCCGATCGCTGCGTTGCGGATATTGCCTTCAAGATCCTTGAATTGCGACATGACCTCCTTGGCAAAATCAGCCAGCACTTCGCGCGCATCCTCGAAGCCGTCAAACCACCCTCGAACATCAAGGCCGAGCTCGCCGTGCATCCCGCCGATTTTCATGTCATCCATGGTCGACCTCTTATGGAAGGATTCTTTATGCGGTTGAGATTTGCATTGGTCGCCACATTGGCCCTGGCCAGCTGCGGACAATCGCCAACGGCCGAAAGCTCGCGAACAGCCCAAACAAAATGCGATCGCTTCCCCGGAGTTGGGAAGGATCCTATTCCGTTAGAGTTTCAGGTCTCTCTGACCGGGGACAGGCGGCCACAAGTCAATATTGTCACGAACCTCCCCGAAGGTACGGAGGTCAACGCGCTGTTGAAAATGCCCGGTTTCCCGCCGAAGTATATTGCCCAAGACGAAGGTTCGGTAGCCTGCGGAAAGGTGCTATTGGGGCCATTCTCAAAGCAGGGAAGCGACCTGCCATTCGGTTCATTCGAGCTATCCATAACGGCGCCATTGGTGATTGCGCAGCCAAAGTACGTGCAGAAATACCTCGGGCCTGACTACAGCATGTTTAGTTCGAAATTAATTACTAAGAGGACATCGCCGGGTGATATCGGCGGATCAATAATAGAATGGCAAACCACCTTAAATTTTAGGCCACCTTCCTGATAGTGATAGGCGCACCAGCCGCCTTCATCGCTTGGAAGGCAGCAAGCATCTCGTCGGTCGATTGTTTCTGGTTGGACCGCGCGGGCTTCGTCAGTTCGTCGAGCGATGGCAGCGGCTTGTTCTTTGGATAGCGGTGCAGGGCAGCGGTCAATCGAGCTTGGAATGTCGCTACATCATGCTCCCGGCGGCAAGCCGCGCGATATCCGCGCAGCGTTGCCGCCAGGAGGCGGGGGGTCTGGTGCCAGAACGCATCAGGCTCGCGCCCTGACTGCGTCCATAAGGTTAGAAGTTTTATCCAGTCCCAGCCCTTTTCCTCCGAGCCTTTCCCCCCGCACTCTCGGCTTCGTCGCTGTCCGCCGCAGTAGGCATGGCTGCTTGCAGGGCTGATCGGAGGGCATTCTTGATACCTTCCAAGCCAGCGTCGGACATGATCTCCCCGGCTTCGGCAAGCGAAGTTTTGGGATGATGGGTTTGAAGACCTGCGCAGAAGATCGAGCGGAGTAGCCGAAAGCTCGGCTTGTCCTGGATCTGCTCGATCAGTTCTGCGACGCCGAAGCCGGTTTCGTCTTCGAGCTCGCAAAACGCGTTGACGTCGAAGACAAGGGTGAAGGTGGAGGCGCCGGCTTCGAACGACGCCTGTCCGCGGAGCGGATTATGCACCGGCCGCCTCCGTCTCTTCGCTCGACCATTTCACCCGCAGCGTGCCGGTGCGCCGGTCAAGCATCGGGTTCGAGCGAGTGTAGTTGCGCACGATCAATTCCCCGGAAATCTCCCAGGTGCCGTCGCCGTTCACCAGCACGATCTTGTACTCGAGCGGCCTGCCATAGTTTTTTGCTTTACGACAGAGAATATCGGTTGGCGATCCGGGGATATAGTTCATCACCAGGTCGGCTTCCTCGCCGTCCTTCAGCGGGGCATTAATGTAACTCTTGTAGCCGATCGTCTTCATGTGGCTGGTTTCGACCAGATCGGCCGTGCCCTCGGGCAGCGGAACCTCGGTCAGTTCGCCCAATTCAACGAGAGCCGGGGTGCCGAGCGTCGGATCCCACAGCCAGAATTCGGTCAGATGACCAGTTTCAACGTCACTCATGTCAGGAGCCTCCTTCAGGCCAGGGAAAAGCGAATCGTCAGATCCGTTTGCTTGCGGTGGATGGTGCCGGCGGTGTTCTCTTCAGAAAGGTCGCGCGGCATTGTCGCCGACGCCGGACGGAAGTAATATTCATCGGTCTTCGAGCGAGGTAAAATACATGCTAAAGCGGCGCCGACTAAGCCCTGGGTGGCCGCATATGAATCTCCCCAGCAGTCCATTTGTACGCGGAAAAACTGAAGGGACTGCTGACCCTTCATATGCTCGGCGAGAGCGCTTGATATGACGTTCAGTGTGATGGCCGGCAGCAGTGATTTTGGCGGGCGAAGACCCCAGAAAACGCGGCTTGAAGCTAGCGCGTTGACCGTCCCGTCGTCGAGCAGCCTAGCCCGCAGCGCCTTCTGCATGTCCATCGATTAGGCCGCCTTTTTGATATCGATCCAGAGCGAATTTCCCATCGCGCGCTTGACCTCATCGCGGGTATTATCGAGCGCAGGACGCATGAATGGATGGGGAGCGGAGTGCGATGTGCCGAATTCCACCATATGCCCGTAAAAGCCCTTGCCGCGCGAAGGGCCGATGTAGACCGCAGTGAAGAAGCGGCGTTGAGATACAGCCGAAGAGTTTAGCCCCCCGTCAAAGCTGATGATAATACTGTCGCGCAAATTCCCGGTGAGCACGGGGGCAAGGCGCTGTGCCTCGGCCTGGATGATCACCGCGCCGGCCATCAGCGACCTTTCGCGGGCCTGCGGCGACACAGCATCGCGGATCTTCACCAGTTTTCGATCGATGGCGTCAAAGCCTACGAGTTTCACGGAGCCTCTCGGATGGCGGTCACCCGGACCCCGTCATTCAACCCCAGATCCTGCTTGGCAGTGATATTCCAGGTGCCGCCGTCGAATGAAATACGGTGATCGATCACGCTAACAGCGCGAGACTTGCTGTCGCTGAGAATTTCGAACGACGCGACTTGCGACCCGGCGACCTGTGCCGCCTCACGCTGCTCTTTCCCAGAACCGTAATAGACGGCGGCATAGGCGCGACAATATTCCGCCCAAACTTCAATCTCTCCGCCGTAGTCGTCTTCGGCCACCGTACGGAACTCGATAATTATGAGCCTATTTCGCGGGGCTGTCTTCATGCCATGCTCGGATCGCGAAAGTCATGCAGGACGGTCAGCACGGCTCCGGTCATGGGTGCATCCTTGTCACCCTCGAACAGGGCCTTCACCGCAAGGATCTCGGCGACCTTCAAGGCGGCGCGGTCGATTGCGCTCATTTCGGCGATGGCTTCGTCGGTTGCCTTGATGTGCCGAACGATGCGCGCGTGCGCGGTCGTGATCCAGGTGTTGATCTCGGCATCGAAATCGCCGGACAACATACGCAGCTGGACCTTCATTTCAGCAAGATCGACAAGCGCCGCCATCAGGCCTTGTCCTTGCCATCGCGGCCGCGCTTCACAGCAAGCCGCCAGCCGCTGTCAGCACTGTCCGGCTTCGACCCGGTTGCGCGCTGGGCGATCCAGAAGCTACCGCCCCAGGTGACACCGTCGCCTTCCTCGTAAGACTTGCCGTCGGCGAACACGCCGCGGTCGATCACGACGGGGAAGGGGATCTGGAAAGCATATTCGGTGTCACCCTTGGTGAAGGACATGCGCAGGGTGCGACCGTCCTCCAACAAGGTCATGTCGAGATCGTCGACGCCGAAGGGGATGCCGTCCTTGCCGTCGCCGCCATCGCGGCCGTCTTTGCCGACGACCTGGCCAAGATGCTTCATCCGCCCATCGGTGAAGGACGCGATCAGGTTGCCGTCGCGGTCGATGACGAGATCAGCGATGCCGGCGCCATCCTTGCCGTCGACGCCGTCGCGGCCATCCTTGCCGTCCTGCCCGTCGACGCCATCTTTGCCGTCGACGCCGTCACGGCCGTCCTGGCCATCGGCTCCGGCATCGCCATCGGCGCCGCGCTCGCCATCCTCACCCTTCTCGCCGCGCTCGGGAGTGGGCAGGGCGGCAATGGCTTCCGGCACCTGTTTCGACACTTCCGCCTGCACCAGCTCAGAAACAATCTCCCGAAGCGTCGCCGGGTCGACGTCCTTACCGTCGCGACCATCCTGACCATCTTTGCCGTCAGCACCGTCGCGGCCGTCCTGACCGTCAGCACCGGCTGGGCCCGCCTCCACCGATCGAGCTTCAAGTGCTTCCACCCGTTCGCGCAGCGCCTTGTTCTCAGCGACAAGCGGCGCAAGCTCGGAGGCAAGGTGCTCTCGCACGATGGCGGCGGTCGCGGCGGCCAGCGCCTTCGTATCAAGCATTCAAGGCCTCCCGCAGGTCTTTTTCGAATAGTGCGATTGCCGCGCGCTCGGATTCAGGATCCGGTTCAGCCGGGGGAGCAGGCTCAATCGGCAACGCATCGCGGCGCGCCAGCCACTCCAAGCTATGATCCTGCTCCTGCAGGTAGACGGTGTCGCCGCCCTCGACAGGCTTGCGATCCAGCTTGGCGCGCTGTTCATTGACGGTCAGCTTGCCCTTGCTCTTTTCAAGCACGTCCATCTGCGTCGCCGCGTCCATACGCAGCAGGTTTTCGGTGTCGAATTCGGTGCCCAGACCCTCGCCCGTGGCCAGGCCCTCGTCTAGGCAAAGCTCGATGGCCTCGATCAGCACCTGCAGGCACTGGCCGAAATACTCGACATTGAGGGCCTGGACATTGTTATAGGTTGGCTGGGCGCCGATCCCGACCTTGTACGGCGGGACATGATAGGTTGAGCAAACGACCTCGGCCGACCATTTCAACTGCTCGACCAGCTGCGCGTCGGTCGCCTTCATCGCCATGGCTTCGAATTTCAGCCCATCGCCCAGGACGGCGACCTTGCCCGAATTCTCGCCGGAATATTCCTTGTCCCAGTGTGCCTTGAGCCGCTGGGCGGTGGTGTCGCTGATGTTGCCGGGGGCCGTCAGGATGCCGCCGGGACGCGCGCCGTTCTGGAACAGGCGAGTGCTGGCATTCTGGACAGCAAGTCCTTGAGTGGCGGCCAGCCCGTTGGCGAAGATTGGCGAGAGACCCACAAGCGGGTGGAAAAGGCAATTGAACCGGTCGTGGATGATTTCGCGCGCGGGCACGATGACGTTTTCGGTGACGCCAGCCAGATCATCGAGCTGGAGGTCGTAGAAAACGCTGCCATCGGGCGCGACAAGCGGGGTGACGCGATCAGGATTGAGGACATAGAGCGCGGTCACAACGTTGCGGCTGTCGCGCTGCTTCAACACATAGGTGTTGCCTCGCTGGAGCTTTGACAGAACCCACGTTTCGTAAAACTGGATGCGGTTCTGAAAATGGTTCGGCTTGCGCAGGACCGGGCTGTAGGCCGAGTTCTTCGTCTCTGACCAGATACCGTCATTGTCCTGCGCGACCAGCTTTACGCGCAACTTGGCCACGTCGCTGGCGATCAGCGTCTGGCAGGCGAACACGGCATGGTTGGCGACGACCGCTGCCTGGTTGACTTTGATGTCACGCTGAAAGGCGCCAATAAACGCTTCCGACACGATCGGCCACCAGCCGCCGCGGTTGTCGACAGGCGACAACGACGTCGCCGCCTTGGCGCGCGTGATGGTGAGGCCGAAAACGTTCATCAGTCGGCCGCGCGCGCTTCCGAGATCTTGGCGGCGAGCATCTGCGCATCCCAGCCGTGATAGGGGCGCTTGCCAACGACTTTGGTATATTCGGCGCGCAGCGTTTCGAGAGCGTCGGGCAGCGCGTCCGGGCTCTCGTTCAGCGTGCCGTCGGCATTGGCAAGCTTGGCCAGGCCGGTAGCGACGAGCGCTCGATGATCGGCCATGGTCCGGGCAACAAAATAGTCCCCAGCCTTGAGGCGACGAGTGGCATAGGTGAACGGCCGCGAGGCGATCAGCTGCATGGCTCTACTCCAGCAAGAGGGAGGGCGGGATCAATGACCCCGCCCAGCCGGTCATTAGGGGGTGACGACGGGGGTGCCGTAATCGGCGTCGCCGATGTAGGCGACGGCGCTGGCGCGGCGCTTCGCGAAGTTGAGCGGACGCACAACCTTGATCGCCACAGATTCCGTCTGGAACATCGACACCACATTGGCATTCGGCGTCGGCGTGTCGCTGGCGCCGTCGGGCGCGCTATCCATCTGGATCGCGGCCTCCGTCGACAGGGACACTTCCACCCCACGATCGCCGATCTTGTAGATGTCCGACGGCTTCAGCAGGATGAGGTCGCCCGCGCCGATATTGTCGCCGGCGGTCAGCTTGTCGCCCAGCAACGCGCCGCCATTTGCCGACAGACCCGGGAAGGCGAAGTTGCCCATGACGTTCTGCATCAGGCCCAGGGCCTTCGAGAGCGACTGGGTGGTGGCGAACTGCAGGCCGGCGGCATTCTTGGCGGCGATGAAGGGTGCATAAAGCGCCTTCACGTCCGCAATCACGCCTTCGACGTCGGGGCCGGCGCTGTCGATTGCGGTGACGCCGTTCAGAATGCCCGCCGGAGCAACGTTCGCGACCGCCGCCGATGCACTGAAGAAGGTCTGATCGACGCGCTGAGCCGACGCACTGACAAGTGCGTCACGTACCAGCATTTCCGCCGACGGCGACGAATCCCGCAGCAGTTCCTTCGACACGACGGCCAGGGCAGCCACCTTCAACGGGGTCAGGTTGACATCGAAGAAGTCGGCCTTGGTGACCGGGATCGACTTCGACTGGCCGACCCAGTAGGCGGTCGCTGCACCGTCCGACCCGGCGATGTTGATGTTCGCCGGCACTTCGCGGAGCGGAAGCTGGTCGAACACGGTCTGGCCGTACAGGAAATCGATGAAGTCGCCGGTGTAGCGGTCGATATGGACCAGCTCGGCGCCCCATTCGCCCGTCTCGGTGCCACCGCCGGCGACGGCAGCGCGAACGACCTGCACGAGGTTCGGGTCGCTCTTGCCCCAGCGCTGCTGCGCGATGCCGACCGCCGACACGCCGTCCAGGCGGGCGAGGGTCTTGGCGATGACGAGGCGGGTATAGTTCTGCCCCTCGAACTTCTCGCCCTTGTCGATCGTGCCGATGATGGTCGGCGCGCCGGGCGCACGCGACTGGTTGCCCTCTTCCTGCGACTTGCCCTTGATCGGGGCAGCCTTTTCGGCCTGCGACTTTTCCATGGCGCGCAGGCGGACCAGGTGCTTATCGATCGCGTCGATGTCGGCCTGGTTACCGTCGAACTGCTCTTCCTGCTCGGCGTCGAGCGTCGAGCCGGCGTCGGCGGCCTTGGTCATGATGTTTTCGTTGGCGGTGACCAGGGTGGCCCGCTTCGCCTCGAATGCGGCGATCTGCTCGGCAATGGTGGCCATTGCGCGTCCTTTCTTTGGATAAGACCCCGGGCGGGGTCAGGGCCGCAAGATGCGGTTGATGACGAAGGGTTTTGCCCGGACGCGGGCGGGGTCATCCAACTTCACGACGCGCGTTTTGCCGGACGGGGCAGGCGCTTCGGGAGGCAGAATTTCGAGGTCGGGAATGCCCTGGGCTTCCCGGAAAATGCGGTCGAACTGCTTGACCGCCGTGATGGCGGCATCGGGGTTCGCGGGAATTGTCACGCCAGATAGCTCCAGCCAGTCCCACTCTTCGAAGTCGATGCCGCCATTCTCGATGAACGAATATTTGAGCGGGCGGAAACCGATCGATGTAGCGCGAACCAGCTTCAGCTTCAGGCTGAGCCAGGCTTCATCCAGCCGATCCTTGAGCTTTCCGGGTTCATCGGTCTTCTGGATCTGTGCCTTGAATTTGATGCCGCTGGGCTTCGGATCGGCATCAATGACATGGCCGATCGGCTCATCATGACGGTGCTGCCACAGGAAGGGCAGGGGGAGACTGAATTTCGCGCCCATCGGACGAACAATGTCCTGCGAGCGGTCAGGCGTCGGCGTGGTCGCCACGCCCTCGATGATCCGGCGATCGTCGTCGGCCGACTTGATCTCGATGAACGAATAGGCGCGAGCCAGATTGCTCATGGCAATCTCCTATGTGGAAAGTGCGCCGATCACAGGATCAGCATCTGATAAGACTTTTCGCCCTGGGCCTCTGGGTTACGGCTCATGAGCATCACGGCGTTGAAAGCAGCAATCAGCGGGTCGATCTTGGCCTTGCCGGCGACCTGCTTCGTTATGAGGACAGCATTGCCGCGCTGCTCCGCCTTCGCATTGCCCGCGCACCAATCCATGAGCTTCTGTCCGGCGTGGATGAGCGTGCCATCCTTCAGCTTTCGCTCCGAACCCCAGATCGCCCCCGACAAACGGAAGCCCTGAGGAACGGCCAACATCTGCTCAAGCGTAAATCCACGACCGGTCAACTCGTCTACGAGGGTGGTAACCCCCTGCGGATCCAGTCCGATCGCTGCCTGTTCGGGGAACAACCCCGCATCCTTGACGGTCTCAAGAAGGTCGGCGATTTCGACCAGATCTTGCGTGGGGTTATCGCACCTGCGGAGCGTGCCCTCGGCGATGAAATCATTGAGGCGGCTGACGATGTCCTTCCGCCGCTCGAACACGTCAGCTTGGGCCCACGCCCGGCAATAGAGCAGCCACTGCTTGGTGATCTTGTGCCGGCCGAGCAGCGCCAGCCCGAGAAGGTCGTCGAGCCCCCCGCCGTCAATTCCAGCGGTAGCGACCTCAATGATCTCAAGAAACTGATCTAGCGTTCCGTCCCAAATCTCGACCGGCGCCTGGGCGCCTTCCCAGTACAGGGCGCCGACCCAGGCATCATATCGAAGACCGACGCCGATCTCGATATTGAGATGCTTGGCGAAGAAGACCTGCTTGGTTCCGTCCTCCGAGTTCTCGACCTCGGAATATTCATCCTTGAGGAAGTCGAGACTGACCGACCGTCCAAGGTTCGGATTGGTGACGTACCAGTTGGCAGGATCATGGTGCTTTTCAGCAGCGATCATATCCTGCGGGAATTCATACAGGACTGGCAAGAATTTCGGGTTTGCGATCTTGCCGTCCCGAACGTCGCGGGCATATTCCAGTTTGGACTTAAACACGCCCGCCGGCGGCTTGTCCGATTGTGTCGTCAGGAAGAGGGTGTAACCCTCCGGTCGCGATGCCTGGCCGCCGGTCGCTTCCCGAAACATTGCGTCGGCATTGTTCTTCTCGCCAAAGAGCCAGAGCTCATCGACCAGGACCCGGCTCGCCTTCTTGCCCGAGACAGTCGCGCTGTCGGCGGCAACGACCTTCAGCGTCGCTTTTGTCGCCCGATTGGTGATGAGGCGGATATGCTCCTGAATATGCAGAAGCGCGTCCAGCTCTTCATCGGCGCGGATCATGTCGCAGGCCGGCTTGAAGCTGTTGCCGGCGACCTCGATCGTCGGCGCAAGGATCAGGTTCTCATCAGAAGGGCGCCAGCCGCAGATCAACTCGGTCAACATGATGCCGGCCGCGATCGTCGACTTGGTGTTCTTCTTCGACACCAACAACATGCCCTGGCGGATCAATTGTTGGCCGGTTTCGGCATCGTATGCCCCGAAGATCGCTCGGGCAAAATCGAGAAGCCATTGATCTGCAGATTCCCCGATCGTCCAATAGCGATCGGTCGCCGGATTGATGCCGAGGTCGACGACGCTCAGCGCCTCGAACACTGCCATCTTCGCTGCCGCCACCTCCGGGAACAGCGGAGGGAACGCTATCAGGGGCTCCTTTGCTACGATCCGGCGTTCCCAGTCAGGGCACGCCGTCGTCCAGGTCGGCACCTTACTTCACAGCCTTCAGCGTCGGCGGGCCGATAGGCGCGAACCGACGTCCGACTTCGTTTGCCTTTTCCTGCGCTGCTGCCTTCTTGCCCTGAGGCGCCGAAGCCTCGTTGATGGTCTTGAGCGCCAGAGCGAGGGTCTTGAGCGTGTTAGCGCGGCCAGAGAGGCTGACAGCCCGCATCATTGCAGTGCGCTTGGCGTCATCGTCATCGCCGTCAGTGGCCTCGATGATGATGTCTTCCAGCTCGCCGCGGCGGCTGGTGACCACGTCAAGCTCATCCAGCATGCGACCAACCAGCGACCGCCCGTTGTCAGCGATATCGGCTGGGCTGAGCGGCTTATCCGGGTTCGATGCCGGTGGAGGGGGCGGGGATCGCTCCGGTTCGCGGCGGTTCGCGGTGCGAACCTGCCTTTTCCACCCTTCGGCCTTTGCCCGCTTACGAATAGCGGTGTCCGATATCTCATGTCGATCAGCTATTTCTCTGATCGAATCTTCGCCTGCCAAGTATTCGAGCTCGATGCGAGCCCAATCGATAGTTGATTTTCGGGTCGCCATCGGCGGTCATCCTCCGGCGAAAGTTCGCACCCCCGACACTCCAGCAAGAAAAAATCTCCGCGTGGGAGCAGCACCGGTCCCCAGGCAGACGAGGTTCCAGACTTTGAGATACCCCCCCCGGGGGGGGCAGGTCAGGGGTGGGGTGGGCGGGTCAGCGACCCTGCTCGACCTTCTGCTTCCACTGGTCGTGGCAGGGCTTGCAGAGGGTCCAAAGATTGTGCTCGTCCCAGAACATGCGCTCATTGCCACGATGCGGCTCGCGATGGTCAGCGACTAGCAGGGACGTGTTGCCCTCGACGCGGCCGCAGCCTGGTCGCTGGCATGTGAATAGGTCGCGGGTGAAGATCTTGAGGCGTAGAGCCTTCCATCTCGCCGTCTTGTACCACTTGCGCCACGGCGAGTACGCCTCTCGGGTAGCGGTCTCGCCCTTCGGCTCCTGTCGAAAGAACCCGACGGTAGGCTTTAGCGTCGGGATATGGGAGCCGAGAGCCTTGAGCTTGCCCATCAGGTTCTCGATAGCACGACGTCGCGACTATTGATCTCGAAGGTCACGACAGCGCGCGACGTGCCATCGGCGTGCGTCGTCACCTGGCACGACACTTGACCGGGTAGGGGATCGCCGTTCTGGTCGCACATGATGAGCATAGGCAGGCCGCCATCCCAGCGAGGCGGGCACATGCGGACTGTAAGGGTGGTCGATGCCTCTGCCATATCAGGCCACCTCGTAGATGAAGCCGTGACGGGCAAGCAGGCCGGCGCCCTTGTCGGAAAGCCAGTCCGCGATCCGACCAGACAGGAGCGAGACGATCGCGCAACCGATGGCCATCATGGTGAGCGCAGCGAAGAACCACCGACGCTTGCGAAGGCTGATCGTGACATTCACTTCGGCCACTCGTCTTCTCCTGTGTCGCTGGCATGGAGGGAGACTGGGTATCAGCCCTTGCCGCGCACCACGGCGCGCACCTCGGCACTGATCCGCTCACCCTCGGCAATGATGCGCTCGACGCGGCCGATTGACCGGGATGGCTCGCGCATGTCGAAGGCTAGGCTGTGGAGCTCGCCGGCCAGGCGCTCCATCCTGTCGGCCGGGCAAAGCTGTTGCTGCATGCCCAGCCCAGTCGGTCAGGCGACGCCGGCGCGCAGTGAGGCGAGCGGCGAACGCGGGTGGCCGTTGTCCAGGATGAAGGCCGGCTTGGCGCTGATCATGCTGGGGATGAGGCCGAACGCCACATCGACGACGCGATCGACGACGCTGGATGCGAACGACAGGACAGACAGACAGGTGAGCGCCACAAGCGCGAAGATGCTCTTGATCATCATGATCTCCATTTCTTCGGAAAGACAGGCGCCATTGCGTTGCACACCGCCCGAAGCGCATTGGCTCCGGTACGTCGGCAACCGCAGTTCCCAATCAAGGGGAACACTCGAATATCGGTTACGCCTGAAGCCGCATCCGTTGCGGCCGATATCCCGATGTACTCGAAACGTTCTCATTGCGTCAAGCGGCTGAAAGGAGGCGAGTGCGATCGACCTTGGCGCTTTGGCCAAACCCCTCGAACAGCACGAATGCCCATCGCCCCTTCACCGTCTGCACAACACCCGTCAGACCGTCGAAGCCCGCATCGGGATATCGCACCGCCTCGCCGGCTTCGATCATCCGCACCGCGGCAACCGGTCGGCCCTTCTGCTCGATCACGCGCAACCGGTCTAATTCACGATCGGTGACGGCTGGGTAGATCGATCCATGCCGGAAAATGGAAAACGTCGGACATCCACGCATGACCATGCGCTTCTCGTCAGGATCCCAGCACTGATAGGAGGGCGAAGGCGAGCGGGACAGGCGGAGAAGTTCGGGCAGCGCGCCATAGCGGGCGAAGGCGAATGTGGGCAGCAATGCCACGCGGCGCTGGACTGGCTTGCGCGTCTTGCCGACAAGCTTCCTCTCCAGGCCGATTGGCGTCCATGCTTCGATCCCAGCATCTGCCAGGGCAGCATGAACGGCTATCGTGCCCGCTGCTGAGGTGCGAACGATGCACCAATCGCTATCACTGATCTGACCTCGCCGCCCGCCCATATCCACCACTCCGTTCGCCATTCGTTCTACCCCTGATCGCTTCCCCGATCCAGCAATCTCAGCGCTGGAAGCCAGCAATTGCGCGTTCCGCGTCTTCCCGATTCAACCCCAGCGCGACATAGTCCTCGACGGTGATCGACTTGGGGCCGCGCAGCCTGGTCGGGTCGATCGTGCGGACCTTCTCGGCAGCCATTCGTCCGATCCCGTATTCCTGCATGATCGACGCAGCATCCTCCGGGCTGCACGGCACGAACGGCTCGGCGGTCACCCGCGGCGCGCTGGCATTGACGGCCGCATCCGCCATCTTGCGCAGCCGGGCGACCTTCTGCCGTCGCTCGTCCAACTGGGGATCGGCGATGGCCCTGATGGCGCCCACGCTGGGCAGGAAACCGCGCTCCGACCGCTTGATCGCCTCGTCGATCGCCGGGGCCAGAATGTCCTGCGGAATGTCACCGAGAAGGCGCATGCGCTCGTGCAGCCAGACCGTCGCCTTATCGGGGTTGGTATCGTGCGACATGTCCAGATACATCGTCGACAGCCGGTCGTTCAGCCATTGCCCGTCCGCCGGGGACAGTGTCGCTGCGGCCTGATCGGCAAGTCCGGTTAGGCGCTGGCGGTCGATCTCCGACAGCCGCGCCACCGCATCGGCAGCCGTCCACTCACGCAGGCTGAACTGCTTGTCCGACAGAACCGAGGCGATCGCGCGCGGTACGGATAGCCTGGGCGACACTTGGCCGCCCTGCTGGATGGATAGTTCCTGTCCCATGGTTATTCTCCCTGCGGGCAACGGTTTGGCGGATGTGGGCGGAAAAGCGCTGGAGCGAGTGGCTCGGCTCGTTTGAGCTGGCGGTCACAGCCTTGATCGTTTCGATGATCTCGTCGGGGGTTGCCCCTCCGGTCAGCCAATCGCGGATCAGGTCGATGTTGGCGGCGATGCGCTTGGGCTCGATGTGGCGGACACCGGCGGCGCGAGCGGCGCGGTCAGCCAGGTCGGCATGATCGATCGGGTCGTTGTCGATGACGAGGGCGACGCGCGCTCGCGCTCCATCATCATCAACATCTATATATTCTCCCTGTCCCTGTCCCTCTCCCTGTCTCTTGGATGTGTTTTCCCGGGGGACATCGCATCCCTGTCCCTCGGGACAGTCTGGGGACTTGGACGGCGCTGTCAGCGGGACAGACTCGCAACCGCCGGCAATGAAATCGTCAAGCGAGGGATAGCTGACGTTGGCGCCATGACGCTGGTTGTGCTTCTTGATGCGGGCGCACTCGGTGCGGTGACGCTGCTCCTGCTTTGCGCGCCAGGCGGCATTGGCCTGCTCGGCGACGACAGGGTGATACCAGCGGCCATCATCGCACTGGATGAAGCCGTGCATGGCGCCTGCGCGGCGCTTGCGGAACGTCTTCACGTCACGGCCCAGCCCGCACAGGCGGGTCAGCACCATCTCATCGTCGGGCAGACTGCCAGCCGGGATCTGGTGCCAGGATGCTGCCCAGAGCATGACCGCGAACCATGCAGCCTCCGGATCGACGGTCGCCGCCAGATCGCTGTCGCGCAGGCGCGCGACATGTAGCGGCATGAAAGGGAAATCCTGCAGATCGCAGTCGGGCAGGGTGAGGGGCGCGGTCATAGCGGCTCCAGGGTGACGATGATCTCGCCGTCGGGGACGACCTCATCATGGAATGTGGGGACGGTCCGGAACCGCTTGTCATCGATGCGCAGGGCCAGCGCGATGCCGTCGCGGCCGTGCTTGAAGCGCGCAATCAGATTGTCATCGTCGCGCGACCGGCGATCCGGCGGGAAGAATTCGACCTTGAGGGCGATCTTCTCGCTGTCCGGCGCGCGCAGCTTCGCTGCCAAGGCTTCGGCCCAGCACGTCGTGCGATAGGCTTTCTTGGCGCGCATCTGATCGCGCCGCTTCCCATGGAAGTTCGGCGATAGCTCCTTCGGCGGCCAGGGCAGGCGGACGCTGTGCATCAGATCATCCCCGTCGCAACGCCGCCGAGCGTGAAATCGTGGTCAGGCTTGCGGGGTTCGAACTTGCGCACGACAGCGACGCCGGCATTTGCGCGCCGAAGCTGCTCTTTGAACGAGATGCGGCCATTGCGTCGCGATGCGACCTCGGCAGCCATCATCTCTTCGATCTTGCGGCGGGCGTCTTCCTTCCGCATCCCCTGACGGCCAAGGATTTTGCGATATTCGTCCCGGAGGTGCGGCGGACACCAGCCGAGCACCGTCTCGGTATGCGACTTCCCGGCGCGGATCCTGGGCTCCGAACCGGGCGTCTGGGCAGCGTGGCCCAGCCCGGTGGCCGCCAGAGCCTGCCCGGATAGGCGGCGGCGCTCACGCTCGGCGGGATTGTTGGCGATGGACGCCTGAACACCGGCCTTGCAAGCGCGCTGCTGGCGCGACCGGAAAACGGGATCCTGATACAGCCGCTTGATAGTGGCGCTGGCCTTTGCCGCCTTTGCCGGGTCGCGCGCGATCACGGCGGCGCAGCAGTTGCGACACAGCCGGGTCTTGCGACGCTTGAATTCCTTCAGTTCACGGCCACAGCCGCCTTCGCACTCGAATGTGCCGGTCATCAGTTCTTCCCGAATTTTTGGAGCGCGGCCCGGCGGATCGCACGGTCACGCTTGATGCGACCTTCCGTGGCGGCCCGCTCCCGGTCCCGCCGCGCGATGGCGACGGGGTGGGGGAACAGGCGGCGCCAGGCGTTGACCAGCCGGGCGCGCATGATCATTCCATGCCCAGGGCGGCGAGGTAGGTCTGGAGGATCGCCTCCATCTCCTGCCGGTCGTGCGGCTGCATCTTCCGCAGTCGGATGATCTCGCGGATGATCTTCGGCTCATAGCCAGAAGCCTTTGCCTCCAGCATCACGTCCTTCTGATCGTCGGAGATGCCCTTCTTCTCTTCGTCCAGGCGCTCCCAGCGCTCAATTAGCAAGCGCAGATGGTCGGCAGCAACGTTTCCTTCGGACATTGGTCAGTTCCTTTCGTGGGGTGATAATTAGGCCGCGAGCAGCGACAGCTGCCGGCGATCGTGGATGGTGCGGGAGAGCAGCAGGTCTTCGACCTGGCGGGCGGCGTCGGGCCAATCCTTGAGAGATCGCACGAGCAGAGTGGCGGCCATGGTCCGGTCGCCTTCAATCAAGCTGCGCAGCCCATCAGCCAAATCGCGAGCGTTGGGCTCCATCTCTTCGGGAAAGATGCGACCTTCGCCTTCGACCCAACCCTCGTTTTCGGCTGCGTCGATACACGCATCAATCGCGACCAGGGCGTCAGCATCGAAGGTCTGACCCTCGCTCAGCTCTTTGAAGCTTTCCACGCCGAAGCGATCTGCCAGACCCTCAAGGCCGTTGAGAGCCTCAGCGACGGTGATGTGAACGTTCAATCTGGGCATGGAAGCCTCCTATGCGCGCATGGGCATGACGCCGGCGGTCACGCCCGGCCGGTCGTCGCTGGTGATGACGATGACAGCGGCTTCGCCCGCGAAGCCAAGCTTGAGGGTCGGCGTCTGGCCGAACATTTTTGCGATGGACTGCGCGTACATGGCGTTCACGCCGACCGCGATCGTCGGGCCGTCATAGCTACCGTCAATCGGCTCGACCGAGCGACTGCCGTCTTGAGCGGTGGCAGATGCCTCGCAATGGTTGCGCGACAGGTCCATGCGCACGCCGCGCGTCTTGCCGTCGGAGGCACATCCGGCCGCGCGAATTGTGCGATCGAACTCCGCAGATTGGATCGTCATGTGAGCGTCGTGATCTTCGCGCAGCACACGCCGATAGTCCGGGAAGGTCGCATCAACGAGCTTGCCCTCGATGCTGGCCCGGCCGGTGCCGACCCGATAGAATTTGTCCGAGAGGGCAAGCTCGACCTGGGCACCGTCTTCTGCATCCGCCAGAAAGCGACAGATCAGGTTGACGGCCTTAGTGCCGATGATGCTGTCGCCCATGCCAGCCGCGCCGGCCGGGGCTGGATGCTTGACCTGCACCACGCGATGACCGTCGGTTGCGGCGGCGACAAGCTTTTCGCCCTCGATCTGGAGGAAGACGCCGCACAGATAATAGCGGGTCTCTTCGGTGCTGACTGCGACGCGCGCGGTGTCCAGGATCTTGAGCAGCGGCGCCGCGTCGATGGCAAAGCTGGTCGCATGTGCGAGGGACTTTGGCATCGGGAAGTCGGTCGACGGCAGCGTCATCAGCTTGCGGCTGGACCGGCCCTGCTTGATCGTCAGCGCGCCGTCGGCATGGCTGATGTCCACCGCGCCGGGGCGCAGCGTGTCGATCGCGGTGATCAGCCGATCGGCTTCGACAGTCGTGTCGATCTTGAACCCGGCGCAGTCGATGGTGCGCATCGACCAGTGATCGAGGTCGGAGGCGCACACGGTCAGGAAGCTGTCGGCGGCGCGGAGCATCACGTTCGACAGGATCGGGATGGTGTTGCGGCGCTCGACCGTCTGGCTGACTGCGCGCACCGCGGCGAGCAGAGCATCGCGGTCGACGCGAAGCACGGCCGTAAGCGGGGCGCTGGCTGGTCGTTCAAGGGTATCGGCTTCGGGCATGGATGGTCCTTTCAGTGGCGAAGGAAGGCGATGGAGCGGGTGGACTGCCAGCACAGGGCGCAGCGGGCGCAATTCTCGGCCTTGCCGATCTGGGCGGGGCAGGTGATGGCGTCGGGATCTTCGGTTTCGCCGTCGGGGATGACGCGGCTGGCGAACCGGTCGCCCGACTTGCCGGACCAGCGCACTGCGAAGCGCAGCCAGTTGGACGAGGCGACGCGATCGATGGCCTGGCCGATCGGATCGCTGATCGGACTGCGCGCGGTGAAGCCGAACACGTTGAGGGCGGGGAAGGCGACCAGCGCTTCGGCCCAAAGGTCTACATATTCGACGCTGTAGAAGTCGCCCAACACATGCAGGCGGACGAGGAAGCCGCGCGGATGCTTGCTCTGCAGGTCGGCCAGCTCAGCCCAGAGCATCGCCTCGAACTGCGGGCCATGCACCAGCCGCTGGGCATAGGGCATGCCGTTGCCGTAGCAGGACCGCCAGGTCTTGCAGCTGCGCGGGCAGGTCTTCCGCTCTTCCAGCGTCAGCGTGAAGATCGGCGCCATCGTCAGGCGACCTTTCTCCACGCGGCGTCCGATCTTGCGGCTGTTGTGTCCGCTCTTAAGCAGGCGCTTCACGCGCGGATCGTCCACCGTGTTGACCGTGGTGGGGAACAGTGAGCGGCCCTCGACCTCGGCGGAGTGTCCGGGGACCAGCACAACGCCGCTCTGCTTGGGCTTGATCGACGGGAAGCGCGACATGGACGAGGCTGCCAGCCGGCGGACGAGCGGGCCGGTCATGCTGCCTTCTCCCGCTTGGGAGCATCATGCTCCAGGTCGAGCAGATCGAACAGCGACGGCACCGCCTGCTGATCCTCGGCTTCCTTCAGGTAGCTGACGCTGTGGGCGAAATAGTCGGGGTTCAGTTCGCTGCCCGCACCGCGCCGCCCGGTCAGGATCGCCCGCATCGGCACGGTGCCCAGACCGCAGAAGGGATCGAACACCAGGTCGCCCTTGGACGAATAGCGCTCGATCAGCCGGTCGACGATGTCGAACTGGAGCGGGCAGACATGCTTTTCCCGGCCCTTCTGCACCTGCTCGGCGTTGAGGGTGCGCATGCGGACGACATCATCCCAGACCTCGGGGTGATGGCTGCCCGGATCGAGCGCCATGAAGGTGCGGGGCAGATGGCCGCCGGCATGGTTGGCGCCGCGGGCCTCGATCGCGTCGCCGATGTCGACATGCGCGCGGAAGCTGTAGATCAGGTCGCGCGTCTCTTCGCGGAAACGCTTGGCCAGCCGGCCGGTGGCCATGTTGGCGAAGCGATCGCTGACTTCCCAGAGCTCATCGATCGTCAGCGGGCGCTCACCGCTGGAGCGCCAGAAGGCGTGGGCGTCGATCTGCCAGCGCGCTAGCGAATAGCCTTCAATTTCCTCAGCGACCTCACCGAAGTCGCCATTAGCCGCATCTTCGAAATCCAGATCATCCTCATCAAACACGCGACCATCGACCAAGGTGATGGAGGACTTGGCCTGCTTCGCAACGGGCGTGTCGGCATAGCCGCGCGTCCGGTCGGTCTGGGGCTTGCGCATCAGCAGCACATATTCAGGGCTGCCCACGCCCATCTTCGTGCCATCCTTGAGCATCTCGCTATAGGACAGGCGATAGGTCTGGTTGTTCTCGCGCACGACGTCGGTGACGACGGTGATCATGCCCATGAACTGGAAGCCGTGCGCCATATAGTGGGCGATGCACTTGGCGTGGAACGGGTTGACCGTCGGCACGCCCTGGCCGGTGACGGAGCCGAACAGGATCCGGTCCTTGACGTGAATGCAGGCCAGCCGGCCGGGCGCGAGGGCGCGCAGCAGGTTCGGCGTCAGATAGTCCATCTGCGCGAAGAAGTGCGCGTCGTCGTCGGTGTGGCCGAAATCGTTATAGCTGGGCGTATATTCGTAATGGTTGCTGAAGGGGATCGAGGTGACGATCAGGTCGACCGAACCTTCGTCCAGGCGCGCGGCCTCATCGACGCAATCATTGTGTGCCAGCCGCCAGCCTTCGCCGGTGGCCTCGCGGCGCTCTACGCCGATCGAGCGCTTCACCAGCTCGGCGGCGGCGCCGTGGTGCAGGCCATAGCGGCGGATGAGCGCGGACATGGTTTCGCGGAACTCGTCGTCGCGTGCCCACTTCGCCTGAAGCTCACGCACGACCTCGGTTTCCGTCTCAGCGTGGATGATGTCGATCTCGACCGGCTCGGACTGGCCGAAGCGCTGCACGCGGTGGATTGCCTGGATGAAGTCGCGGAACTTGAAGCCGACGCCGGCGAAGATCTCGCGATGGCAATGGCGCTGGAGGTTGACGCCGCCGCCCAGCATGATGGGCTTGGCGCCGATCAGCTGCAGGTCGCCATCGGCGAAGCGACTGACGATGCCTTCGCGGACGTCCAGCTTCTGGCTGCCATAGACGGTTTCGCAGGCGGGCAGGGCCTTTTCCAGAGCGCGGCGCTCGTCTTCAAGGTCGTGCCACAGGATGAAATGATCTTCGGGCGAGGCGGCGACGATCTCGGCGGCCTTGGCAATGCGGGTGTCGAGCGTGCGGCGCTTCTCGCGCGAGGCTTCGACCACGCCCAGCGCCGTGTCGCGCATCAGGCGGCCCTGGCCGTTCGCTTCCGGCTCGGCGTTGGCGATGTCGGCTTCGACACAGTGCCAGCGCACGGTGATTGGCGGCAGGTCATAGCCTTCGTCGGAATAGCCCAGGTCACTTGGGCGCTGGATGCAGACGGCCCAGCTGTTCACCCAGGTCCAGAATTCATCGACCTTGTGCGGATAGAGGGTGAGGTCGCCGGCCTTTTCGCTGTTGCGCTGGAAGAAGCGGGTCAGGGCCTGCCCGGTGTCCATGATGCCAAGGAACCCGGCATAGTGGATCATTTCCTTGTAGCGGTTCGGCGCGGGCGTGGCGGTGGCGACGTGGCGATAGGGGATCGCCTCGAACAGCGGCAGGAACTCCTGATAGGTCTTCGACCCAAACGAGCGTAGGACGTCAGCCTCGTCCAGGCTGGCCCAGCCGAACCGGGAGACGTCGATCTTGCCTTCGCGCACGCTCTCGTAATTGGTCAGGAACAGCGGCGGGACGGCGCCAGTGTCGCTGTTGACGATGGCGGCGATCTCATCGTTCGACTGGACGAACGCCACGCGGATATCGAGCAGCGCAGCGTCGTGGAGAAATTCGCGGCGCACGTTGAGCGGGAGCACGATCAGGCCCCGGCAATTGGCTTTCGCGCAGATGATCGATCCGATCAGCAGCTGCTGCATCGTCTTATGCAGGCCGAAGCTCTCGAACAGCGCGCGCCGGCCGCCCTCCACCGCCCAGCGGACGATATGGCGGACATGATCCTTCATCGGCCGGCCGTCGGTCAGGTGCGTCGGGATCTCGTCCAGCGAGCAGGGCAGGCCTGCGGGCAGGGCGAGCGGTGCCTTCGCTTCGAGAAAAGTCCGATATTCAGGCAAAGAGATACCGTTCGCGGAACCGGCATCGACCGGCGCCGCGCTGTTCGCGCTATCCATGTTCTCACTCCTGGGCGGTCAGCCGCCGGCTAGGTTCAGTTACCCACGGCTCTCAGCCGCACTTCGTTGCGTCGGCGCTCCAGCACGCTGGCAGCGCGAATGAATTCATCGATCACGCCCGCGCCTTCGAGCTTGCGGACATCATCGTCACAGCAGACGCCATCCGACAGCAGCGTGATCAGCAGGGGCAGGGCCTCCGCGATCTTGAGCGGGATGTTGCCGACGTTGTCGCAGCACAGCGCATCGGCCGACACCGCCTTCGCACCGATCAGCGCCAGAATGGTGTTGAGCGCCTCAGGGCCGAACGCCTTGCCGATCGACAGCATGGCGATGGCGCCCAGGTCGCCCTTCTTGTTGCGGGCATTGCCGACCGTAGCGGCCGATGTGCCCAGCAGGTAGGCCATGTCCTGATCGGTCAGGTCATCGCTCGCCTGCTGGGCTGCGACCGTCCGGCTCACGGCCTCGCGATAAGAATTCTGTGTGAGACGGGGCAACTTGCCCAACACGCTGGGCGCGCCTGCGCGTAGACCGGCACCATGATCGCAACAACCGGACATCAGGCATGATCCTTCTTATCGACACGACCGCCCTCAAGGGCACCAGCCGCGATCAGATCGGCCGCCGTTCGGTGCGATCGGTAGGGGTAGGGCGCGACGACGTCGGAACGGGTGCGCACACGAATGAGACCGAAGCGCATCAGGCTGCCCTCCGATATCCGGCCATGAAACCGCGAACTTTCGCCTCGGTTTCAGGCCAGCAGCGGCGACCTGCACGTAACTGGCGCACGAAGTGACGGTCGCGCAGAGCCTGATCCCCGAACGCGGTCGGGGCCATGCCGGTAGCCTTAAGGAAGGCTTCGATTTCAGGGAGCACGGTAGCCATATGGATATTCATAGGTGTGTAGCCGCACACCGTCAAGGTGTGTTACCGCACCCCTATCCGTTTTCGCGCGAAAAGTGTGTAACAACACACATGACTGACGGAATGGATGAGCTTCAACGGGTGCGAGCCGCACTTCGCGAGGCGATGGAACGCAAGGCGATTAAGAATAAGCCGCTCGCCCAAAAGGCTGGGCTGGGCGACACGTCCGTTCGCGATCTGCTCGACAATGAGGATCGCGACATCAAGCTTGGTACGTTGTTTAAGATAGCCGGAGCGCTCGACACTGATATTCGAGATCTCATCGGAGGATCGCCGGCCGTTCCCCTCGTCGGCAGGGTCGGAGCGGGTGGCAACATCGTCTATGACGAGGTGATCGGCGAGACTGTGCCAAATCCGCCCGGCCTGACCGGCCAAGTGGAAGCGCTGGAAGTCCAGGGCACCTCAATGCTGCCCAGATATTCGAATGGCGATGTCGTATATATCTCGGCCACAATGCGCGGCATCAGCGAGGAAGATATCGGCGACTTCTGTGCGGTAAGGCTGAAAAGCGGCGAGACGTATGTGAAGCAGCTGGCATACGGCAGCCGGCCGGGCTTTTTCACACTTCGCAGTCTCAACGCTGAGGACATCGTGGATGTGGAAGTCGAATGGGCAGCGCCCATTCTTTTCGTTATGCCGCGCGCTGCTCGACGCCTTTTGGGGGTCTGACCCAGTAGCGATATCCGCCGGCGGGCGCGTCTGGTGCTGGGCGGTCTGGATAGTGCGATTGAACAACCAGGACATCATCGCAAAGGGCGAGGCTGAGGCGCACACCGATCTGACAAGACCTGCTCAGACCGATGCTGTCGATCACGGCTGAAACGCCCCGACCGTGCTGAAGAATCGCGACGTGGACCGGACTTTGTCGCGGCAGGTAGCCAATCGTCTCGCCAAGCATGGAATCGACCCGGAGTGCCATCGGATCGTGCGGATTGTCAGGTTCGTGAATGATCCGCACGGGCTCACCCGCCGCGCATCGCTCTAGCGCGGCCTGGTAAAAGCTCACCCCCACCAGCTTCTGAAACAGCATGCCGTCATCCATGCGAATCGATCCTCCTGTTCCGGCAGCATCTACATCAACTGGAACAAATCAAGAACGATGTGTGGCAGCACACTTTCGTGCTTGACGAGGTGTGTAGCAGCACACTATTTAGGTTCCATCACCTGACCTCGCCGGATCGGCCGGCGACGCGAGACGGTGGGGAGATATGGCATGCACGCCATCAGCTTTACCGTAGGCTCGGCCGCCGCTGGCGCGATTGCGCAGCAGCAGGCGCTTGAGCATCGCGAAGACTTCGACGCGTATCGCACGCTCGACCTGATCAAGATGGGATTCCAGAGCGCGAGCCAGGCGGTCGACATCCTTGCGGCCGACCCGGCCGAGACGCGCGCCTGCCTGATCCACGGCGCCAGCCGCCTGCTGGCCGCTGCTGATCGGCTGGACCCGGCCGCGCCGCCCGCCAACGTCTTTCCGCTGGGCGCCGCGTGATGAGCATCGCCCTGCACATCCTCTCCACCGTCGTCGCCGTTGCGCTGATCACCGTGTCCTGCGCCGCCATCGCCGCAGAGTTTCGGCGGTACGGCCGCAAGATCGTTGCGGCGCTCCTGATGGAGCCGCGTCCGTGACGGTCCGCTTCCACACCACCGGCCGCGATCCGCTCGTCGTGCCCCGCACCACGCCCTGGCAGCGCGAGCGCGCCGGCGGCCCCATCCTTCCCATGCACCAGGCGCGCCGCTGGTGGCAGCTCTGGAGGCGCGCATGATGACCACTTTCCATTCCGATCCGGTGGAACTGCTCAAGGCGATGTGGCGCGGCAACGCTGCGATGTCGAACCTTCTGCCGCTGGAAGGCAAGCTCGCCGCGATCGAAGCGGCCAAGGCCGGCGCGACGCCGACCGAAGCCATGTATTTCGGCCAGGGCTATCGCCTGCCGACCGGCTGGGGCTGGGATCGCGTCGCCGAGGTGCGTGCCGCGCATCATATCGCCTCCTACCTCGTCCCGGTCGCGCTTGGCGGCCCGGCGATCGCCTGGGGCGTACCGATGATCGAAGGCAGGTTCCTCCAGCGCCCGCGCGGTCCGATGGCGCCGCGCGTCTTTTATCGCGCCAACACCTTCTACGTGATCGAACTGCCGGACGATGACGACCTCAATGCCCATGCAGAGGCGAACCCCGGCACGGTGAGGATCGAAGATATGTTCGGCAACGTCCTCTGGCCGGAGGGCACCGAGCAGTGATCGATGTCGCGTCCATCGCCTCCATGGCGGCACACAAGGCCGAGCGCCTGCGTCGGCTGAATAACCAACCCCCACTGTCCGACTGCGTCGTTATCCCCCTGACGGCGCAGCGGGCAGGAGCCTCGCGCGACCTCGCCCCCTTTCATGGGTCGCCATCCTCCCCGCGCGGACCGGTCATCGAGGCTGATCGGTCCGCCTACCAATCCGATCCGGGCGACGAATGCCCGTGCCCCATCTGCACCAGCGACTGCGCACGCATTGTGCCGTGCCAGCGGGAGAATGACCGGTGACCGATCAACAGGAAAACGCCGCCTTCGACGCCAAGGCGCATCTGGAGGAACTGCTGTCGAACATGCCGCTCGGCGATGTCGCAAGCATGATCCTCGCCGAGCGCGCCGATGCCAGCAAGGTCCGCGCCCTCGCTGACGAGCGCCTGGTGGGGCTGGACCGCTCGCGGGAGAAGGTCGCGCGCCTGGAAAACGAACTGGGCATCGCCAAGGCGGAAGCGCGCATCTTTTCGAATGATCGCGACAGCCTCCGCCGGCAGCTGGACCACGCCCAGGGCGCAGCGATGGAGATGCGCGGGCGGCTGCTCGCGGCCCATGCTGAACAGATGGTGCGGCGCGGTGATGTCGGGCCGTTGCAGTTGCCCAACGTCTATGGCGGGTACGAGGAGGTGTCGTTCTGATGAACATCGGTTATGCCTCCCTCGCCGACATGCAGGCCTGGGCCGCCCAGATCATGTCCCGCGAATGCGATTTTCCGATCGGCGGGCGTGAAAACCCGTATCTGGAGCGCTGGTGGATCATCCCGCGCAATGAGCAGCAGAACGTCTATCTGCACCGGATCCTGCGCGACGACGATGACCGCGCGCTGCACGATCACCCGTGGGAGAACATCTCCTACGTGATCGCCGGCAACTATCGCGAGATCACCCCGGACGGCACGTTCATCCGCCGGCCGGGCGACATCGTGCGGCGCCAGGCGACCGACATGCATCGCCTCGAACTGATCGACGGCCAGCCGTGCGTGTCGCTGTTCTTCACCGGCCCCAAGGTCCGCGATTGGGGCTTCGACTGCCCCAAGGGCTGGGTCCACTGGCAGGATTTCACCGCCGGCGACAATGGCGAGCTGGTGGGCAACGGATGCGGGGAGTTCGCATAATGGGTTACCATCCCGAAACGCTGGTTTGCAGCTTCCCGCCGTTCGCCTTCGAGCGCGATCGCTGGATCAAGCGCGCCTTTTTCCGCCTGTCGCCCTGGATCGGCTTCGACATCTGGCACATCGACCCGGAAAAGCCGGGCACCGGTAACCGCCGTGACGACAGTTGCGGTTGGTTCGACCGGACCTCAGGCCCTTACGCTGATGCAGTGGCCGAGATCCTCAACGACAAGGACATCATCCAGACGATCGCGAACACTGTCGATATGGAGGTGTTCTGGCGCTCCGCCTATCTGGATGACTATCCGGAGGAACGCCGGGGCTGGCATCGCGTCAAGCCGGCGGATGCATTGGCGCTGACACTAATGGTCGGCCGTCGCCTGGAGCATGCCCGCTATTGGGCAGCCCGTCGAAGCGCTGCCTGGTGGCGGAAGCCCTTTGTGCGCAAGCACGACATGGACGGGCTCCTCATCGACCTCGCGCTGAACCCCGGCGACAATCTCGCCCCGTCGAAGGATGGACACAGGGACTATCCCCAGTCGTTCATCCTGCTGCTCGCGGCCTCCATGCACCGGCAGATCAAGCCGTGGTGGAAGCATCCACGCTGGCACCTTCATCACTGGAAGGTGACGTTCCATCTCGTGCGCAATCTCCACCGCATGCGGCAGCGCTGCGCGACCTGCCAGAAGCGGCTCGGCTTCGGCTATTGCCCGACGCAATCGGGCGGCAAGCTTCACCATGGGGAGTGCCTTTGCACCGCATCGGGCAAGGTGGGAGGCGCGGGTGCCTCCGCGGCCAGACGAGACTGAGCCGGCATGAGCAAGTTCGGCGCCGACACCGACGACTTCACCCTGGTCAAGACGCGCTATGGCGTCTGCCACAGTATCCCTGTGGGCGGGGAGGGGCGGCGCGTCCACTGCAAGCGGAATGCGGCCACCTGCAAGTTCTGCCATGAGCATGGCGTGCCGGCAGCCGACCCGGATCCGTTCGACACCGCCTGTGCCGCGCTGCGCGCCAATTGGGGCAAGCGCTGGATGGAGAGCGACCGCCGGCCGGGCGACCTGCAGGCGGACGAATATTGGCCCGCCGACGGCATCCAAATCGTGGCGCTGGACGATGAGACCCGCGCCCGCACCATCCTCGTCAGCTTCGGCGAGAACGACACCGCCATGGGCGCGATCAGCGCCATCTGCGCGGTCCACAACGAGATGATCGGGAGGCCGGATTGAGTGAGATTGATCCCGCGGACGGCGCCGCGTTCGCCGCATCTGACGCCGCCTGCTACCTCTACCCTGGCGAGGGACAAGCCTTGGAGCGCGCGGCATTTTGCGCTGGGGCTGGCATTGGCGCCGTCGCGATCGATATGGTCCTAGACGCGCTGTCGCCAGTTCAGAAGCGCTTGCTGACGCGATTGCATCGGAAGCCGGGCTGTTGGGTCTATCGCGTCGAGACGCGTGGCGTCGCGCTGCAAACCTGCATGGCACTCGTGAAGCGCGGGATCATGCAGGGCGGATCGCACCACCCATTCGAGCATGGCGGCAGCGGCGTCGTCAACCTGACGCCATTTGGCGTCGCACTGCGCGACATCATCATAGGGAGGCACCGCAATGGGCCTGGCGCTTGAGAAGCTGCCCGACTGGCCGGCCGGCATGAACCGGGCGCTGGCGCTCGCCTATACCGGCGTCAGTGAGCAGCAGATGCGGGATTGGGAGAAGGAGGGTCGCGTGCGATTCCGGCCGCGCGGGCCGCGCGGGCAGATGATGGCGCTGCGCAGCGACCTGGACGGCGCGCTTGCCGAGCTGTTCGGCGACACCGCCGGCGGGGGCATCGCATTCTGATGGCAAAGACGATCGTCAAACTGCCCTCATATACCCGCCGCGTGGCGGTGAAGGGCGGCCATGCCTATTATTGGGAACTGCCCGCCTGGGCCCGGCCGACGAAGGATCCTCGTACCGGTCGATCGGTGCCGGCCGTCCGGCATGAGAAGCCGTGCCCGGTCGTGTCGACCGCGCTGGGCACCGATCACAATCTGGCGGTGGAAAAGGCGGAGGCCTTGAACGATGCGCTGGCCCAGTGGCGCAAGGGCGCTGTCGGCAAGGAACTGAAGCCCGGCACCATCGCATGGCTGTTCCAGTGGTACCGGGGGCAGGAGCGCTACACGCGCAACAAGCCCAAGACGCAGAAGGATTATCGCCGGCTGATGGACATGCTGTGCGAGTTCCCGAGCAAGTTCGGGCCGCTGGGCGGGCGCCTGGCAGCCGCGATGGACGGGGAATCTGCCGACGCTCTTTATGAGAAACTGCGCAAGACGAAGGGGGAGCGGGAGGCATCCTATGCGATGCAGGTCGCCCGCCTGGTCTGGCGCTGGGCAGCGCGCCATAGTCGCACCACGGGCGTGAAGGTGAACCCCTTCTCGGGTATGGGCATCAAGAGCGTTGCCGCCGGCGAGACGCGCGAGACGACACGCGCCGAATATGACCTCTATCGCCAGACCGCGCGGGAGATGGGCTGGCAGAGCATGGCCACGGCCGCCGCGATCTGTTTCGAGGGGTGCCAGCGCGTCAGCCAGGTGTTCGGCTTCTGGGGCGAGGATGAGAAGGACCTGAAGGGCCAGGTCAAGCCGGCCGGGCTGCAATGGTCGATCTACAAGCCGGGCGTTGCGATCGCGCTGACCCAGCGGAAGACCGGCAACCCGGTGTGGCTCGAACTGACCGACGACATCGATGGCGAGACGGTGCAGCTATATCCCGAGCTGGAGCGTGAATTGCAGCTGTCCATGAAGACGGCTGAGCGCGACCGTCATGGTCGCCCGGTCGGGCAGATCATCCTGATGGAGACGACGGGCCAGCCGTATGAGCCGGGATGGATGGCCAAGGTCCATCGCAAGATCTGCGACAAGGCGGGTCTGCCCAGGGAGATGACCTTCACCGGCTTCCGACATGGCGGCATCACCGAGATCGGCGACAGCGGCGAGGCGGATGTGCGGCCGATCTCCGGGCACAAGACGCTCGCGCAGACGCGCACCTACAACAAGGCGACCGCCGAGAAGGGGCGCCGGATCGCGCTCAAGCGGCGCGAGCATATCGACCAACTCGGCGAGCGGGAGGGTGGCAAGGCCAGCCGGCCGGGCTCGCGGGATAAGGAGGATGATCGGTGACTGATGCTGTGAAGATGGCGAAGGAAGCCCTGCGCCCGTTTGCTGAAATGGCCAAATGGGTCGATGACACCAATGTTCGCCGCGACGCAATCTATTGTGGCGGGGTGCCGGGCCTAAAATGTGAAGTGACCTATGCGGACTATCATGCCGCATCTCGTGCCCTCGCCGCCCTTGAGCAGGCCGGGGAGCCGGTGGCGGGCGATCCGTTGCGCTGCGCGCTGCAAGGCTCGTTCTGTGTCACCGAGAGCAACGGGCACCCCGAACCGACCAGCCGAAGCTATCGGATGATCTTCTCGTTCCCGACCATGGAGGCGATGCACGTTGCTCATGCCGCCTACATAACGGGCGAAACTCCACTTCCCACCGTCGAGACGGTGAAAGCCGAGCCGGCTGCATGGACAGGAAGCGGATCGATGGCGGCGTTAAAGGATGGCCGCGAAGGCTTCATCTGGCCGGCAAAGACGGATGCGCACCCGATCCCGCTCTATGCCCGCCCTCCCGGCGAGATCGTCGCGCTGCAACTGGATCGCAAGGTGGGCATGTACGGATCCGCTTATGATCCGCCCGGCCCATGCCGCGCCTACACCTACGAGCACCAGCCGAGCAATCTGCCGGCATATTCGCTGGGGCTGGCTCACGCCGCCGCTGCGGCGATGTCCGCGGGCGACAACATCGATCGCGGCCTTGGCCTGCTGAAGGCTCTGGAGGATCAGGGCTTCGGCGTCTTTGAAATTGAGCATGGAGATGCCGGCGATGACTGACCCGATCAACATGCTGCTGTGGTGCCCGCAGTGCAATGCGCAGCACATCGACGCTCCGAGCGAAGGCTGGGACAACCCGCCGCACCGGTCGCACCTGTGTCACGAATGCGGCTGCATCTGGCGTCCGGCCGACGTCCCCACCAATGGCGTAGCCGAAGTCAAGACGGCCGGCGATGCGGACACCTGGGGATGGACCGGCGGATATAGCCTGTTGCCGCCCTTGGGCCGCCGACTCTCGGATGCGCTGGCGTCGCTTGAAATCGCGGAGCGTGATCGGCACGACCTGCTGCACGCCCTCGGCTGGAAGACTGGACCGTTCACCGATGACGGCACGCGCCAGGTCGTGATGGATGACACCGCCGGCCTCCGGCCTGAAATGGTCAAGGCCCGTCGTCGCGCGCAGGAAGCTGAAGGCAGCGCGATGATGTGGCACATGATCGCGGGAGATCGTGTCGAGGATGCGCAATCCGGGCTATTGCTGCGAATTTGGCGCCAGTTGCAGGAAGAGCAGCAGGCGCGGCGGTTGGCTGAGACTCGCCTCGCGAAGGCCCAGATGCCGTTTCAGGGGCGCGTCCAGCCGTGGATGATCGATTGCTTCGGATCGACGATCAGCGGTGACAAGCTGGAACGGTCAGATCGAGCCGTCGAGGAGATGCTTGAACTGTCGCAAGCCGTCTGCGCCTTTATCGGCGTCGATTTTGCGCCTCGCGCCCACGCCCTTGTCGATTATGTCGCCGGCCGTCCGGTTGGTGAGATACCGCAGGAAGTCGGCGGGGTAATGGTGACACTCGCCGCCTTGTGTCTTGCTGTCGGGGCGGACATGCATGATGCTGGCGAGGCCGAGCTGGACCGGATCAACCAGCCGCACATTATCGAGAAGATCCGAGCCAAGCAGGCGGCCAAGCCGACCGGATCGGCGCTGCCGGTTGCCTCGCCCAAGCCCGCACCTCATCCCGACACCGCGCGGCTCGACGCATTGCGCGATGAGTGCTGGGACTTGCGCAGCTTCCCCGTGCCGACCGGCGGGGATGATGCCGATGTTGCGTGGAGGGTGGTTGGCCATTGGATGGCCGAGCCGCACGAGCGCACGGTTGCCGAAGGCTGGAGCGATGACCCGCGGGTCGCCATCGACGCGGCCATTGCTGGTCCCATGGGGGAGGCGGACGCATGATCAAGGGCGTCATCATGCTGTCCGACGACACCCACGTGTTCGAAGCCTGCTTCATTCACGCGCCGCGCGCGGGAGAGTATCTGTGGGCTACAACCAGTGCGGGTGAAGAAATCCGCCAGCGTCATGGCACGACTGCGTTTCTCGTGAAGGAGGTCGCCCACTGGTGCCTGCCTGGATACGTCCCCGACGCTGGGCGCGATGCCATCCACAAGCTCGCGATCTACGTTGATCCGATCATCGATGGCTCAACTGAGGGGGAGGCATAGGCATGCCTTGCGACCTGTTCGGCCAGCCGATTGCGCCGCGCGCGTCTGACATCCGCATGGAGGTCGAATTTGACCTGGTCGGCCGGGCGCGACTGTGGCTCCGCTATGTCTGGGATGAGGACATGCCGGCTGCCGCCTTCCTGATGAACAACCCATCGATCGCTGGCAGCGACGGCAGTCCCTTCGACCCGACGGCCAAGCGGACCATTCACTTCGCCCACACGCACGGCTGCGGATCGGTCTGGCTGGTCAACTGGTGCCCGCTAATCGCGACCCATCCGGCCGACCTGTGGAAGATCCTGGCGGGCGGCGGGGAAGAGTGGTGGCAGAAGCGCGAGCACTGGCAGCGCGTCAATGGCCTGGCGGTTGAGCGGGCCAGCCGGGCAGCATCGATCCGCGTTGTCGCCTGCGGCCCCGATGGGTTCCGCCGGCACCCCGATCTGGTGCGTCGGGCGCTGCAAGCGTTCCTCTGGCACTATCCACCGGCCCAGCAGGAGCATGAGGCAATGTGCCTTGGCGTGACGCCGGAGGGCGCTCCGCTCCATCCTCTGGCACGCGGAAAATTCGCGATCACCAACGCCACACGACTCACGAAATGGGCGCCCAATTGGGGCGAAGGCCGCCCGTTCGGGACGCAAGAACAGACCGCGAACACCCCGATTTTGTCGGAATGA